CAAACCACCAGGTTTTGATATGGGGTGACCCGGCAGGCATGGCCAGGGACGCAATCTATGAGGTCACAGCCTTTGATTACTTGAAAACCCTGGGCCTGCGTGCGCAGCCGACCGCCAGCAACGACTTTAAGGTGCGCCGTGAGGCCTCTGCCGCGCCCATGCAGCGCCTGATCAACGGCAAGCCGGGGCTTATTGTCAATCGCGAGTGCAAGCTGCTGCGCAAATCGCTGGCCGGTGGCTACCACTTCAAGCGCGTGGCCGTCGGTGCTGGCCAGGAGCGCTTCCGCGACGCGCCAAACAAGAACGAACACTCACACATTGGCGACTCATTCGGCTACCTGATGCTGGGCGGCGGCGAATACAACCGCATGACCCGCACCCACCAGCTCGGTGGCAGGCCCATGGGTCAAACCAGCGCCAGCACCGATTTTGATGTGTTTGCATAAAGGTGATATCGCAAAGATATCAAGGCTATTGCATTGTGTACAACACTCAATAGAATCTATTGGTATGACGACAGCCATCATTGAAATGCCGCAAGCGAATCTGCCTGCGCCGATAGCGCGGCAGAAGATCATGGCCATTCAAAGGGCTTGCCAGGCGCTGCCTGATGGCCAGCGCATGGACGAATCGCCACCCGTCAAACACTGGCTTGCGCCTGGTATCTATGCCCGAGAGATCCATTTGCCTGCTGGCACTGTGGTGGTTGGCAAGATCCACCGCCATCGTCACTTCAACATCATCAGCCAGGGCAGCATCACCTGCTACACCGAGTTTGGCCTGGAAACACATACAGCGCCAGCGTCATTTATCTCAGAGGCTGGAACCAAGCGGGTTGTGCATACGCATGAGGATGCGATCTGGACAACGATTCACCCCAACCCGGCCAACGAGACCGACATCGAGACCCTGGAAAACATGTTCACCGCGCTGGAATACGCCGAGCTGGGCATGGAAGTTTATGAACACAAGGAGGTAATCAAATGACCTATTGGATCACGGGTGCCATTGTTTTGAGCACCGCTGTCAGCGCTGACCAGGCGCGCAAATCCAGGCAGCAGGCCGAAAATGACCAGCGCACATTGCTGGCCCAGCAGGCCGCTGACCAGGCTGCCATGCGCACTGAGCTGGCCAAGCAGACCGCTGAGTACGCCAAGCAAGGCGCGTCCCTTGAGCAGCAAGCTCAGACCGCCAGGCAGCAGTTTGAAGCCTCGCAACTTCAATACCAGACCAACAAGCTGGAGATGGAGAAGAAAGCCAAGGAGGTGCAAGCAGCTGCAGACGAGGAGCGTCGCAAAGCTGCATCACAAGAAGCATCTGCACTCAGAGCTCGCACCCGTGGTGGCCGCAGATCCCTGCTCTCAGGTGAACGCATGGACGCAGAGCTTGGCGTGCCGGTTGATTTGAGTGGTGGCGGGATGAGGTTGCAGTAATGGCCACCCTACCCCAATTCAAACAACAGCAGCTGGCGCGTCGCAGCTCATCCGACATCCAGCGCCTGGCCGAGCAGTACAAGAAAAACGTGGCTGGCATCACAGGCGAATACGAAACCGCATTCACCGGCTACCAGGCTGGCGTGGCCGAAAAGATGAAACCGTTTGAAGAGCAGATGGCGACCTACAAAGAGTCACTACTGCCGACCTACGAGGCTCAAAAAGCCGCGTACATGAAAAAACTCGATGACTACAACAAGTTGCTGGCCGACATCCAAGCCAATCCAGTGACTGAGGCGACCGGCATCAAAGAAACCAAGACCCCAAGGTTTGGTTTGTTTGGTTTGCTTGGTTACAACACCAAACGCGAGTCATTTACCTACTACGTTCCCAAGGAAATTCCAAAGTTCACCGAGCAGGCACCCACCCCGCCAGAAACGCCACAAGCGCCAACCATTGAAGAGTTTGATTCATCACAGTTTGAGGCCAAAAGAGCTCAAGCTCAGGGCGAATTCAGCCGCGAGGTCGGAGAGCGCCGCGCAGCCAAACTGGGTGCCGTTTCTCGCCGGGCAACAAGACCTCTCTTAGCAGGAGCACAGCAATGAAAGACATGAAATCCAAGATGCAAGAAAAAGTCCACAAGGTCATGCGCGAATACAAGGCTGGCAAGTTGAAGAGCTCCAGTGGCGACAAGGTCGGCAGCCGTGAGCAAGCCATTGCCATTGCCATGAGCGAGGCAGACAAACTCAAGAAGGGCAAGTGATGGCAACCAAACGCGCCATGCTGATGGACGCAGAGCTGGAGCAAGAAGAGTATTCCTGCCCCATCGCTACACGCGACCTGGCTGAAAACCTCAAGGCCCGCAACTTTGCGTTTGAGCACTATGGCTACGGCCCAGCAAATCCCAATGACACCAAGAACAACGAAGTGTTCTGGCTCAAGAAAGCCACCATGCTCAATTGCACCGTGGCCGAGGCCATGGGCATGCGCTGCGGCAACTGCTCTGCCTTCATCAAGACCAAGCAAATGCTGGACTGCATCAAGGCTGGCATCGAGGCCAAGCGCCCAGAGCAGGAAGCTGGATACGACGAAGATGTAATTGAGTCTGCCGATCTTGGCTATTGCGAGCTCTTGCACTTCAAGTGTGCTGCCTCGCGCACCTGCGACGCATGGCTGGTTGGTGGCCCCATCACCGATGAAGCAGAAGAGGACTGACATGGAAAAAGAAGTCTGGGAAAAACCAAGGCCCAAAGACCTGGGCAAACCAAAGGAGCTGTCATCGTCACAAAAGCGAATGGCTATGCGTCGTGCTGCAAAAGCTGGGCGACCATATCCAAACCTGGTTGACAACATGGCAGCAGCAAAGAAGTGAGCAAATACAAAGACCCAGAGGGTGGTCTGACCGAAGCTGGTCGGCGCAAGTTTGAGCGTTCTGGTGAGAGCAAGAACCTGCAGCCTGGTGTCAAGGAATCCAGCCCGCTGGGTGAGCGTGCTCGCCGCAAAGGCTCATTCCTGACCCGCTTCTACACCAACCCAAGTGGGCCTTTGGTGGACAAGGACGGCGACCCGACCAGGCTGGCGCTTGCAGCCAATGCTTGGGGCGAGCCGGTGCCGCGCACAGCTGGTGCCGCAGCCAGGCTGGCCGCAAAGGGAAGGAACCTGCTGGACAAATACAAGATGGACAAGGACTGAATCATGGCAACAAACAACACAACTGGAGGCATGCGCCTCACCCCTGAGCAGATCTTGAAACGCCAGGAGCTCGCCCAGCGCAAGAAGGACGAATTCCAGCAGCTCTACCAAGATGCTTACGAATTTGCTCTGCCCCAGCGCCAGCTCTACGGGCTGTGGGAAGGTGGTGCCACAGGCAGCAAGAAGATGCAGCGCGTGTTTGATTCGACCGCGATCAACAGCACCCAGCGCTTTGCCAATCGGTTGCAGTCGGTTGTATTCCCACCCCAGCGCAAGTGGGCAAAGCTGGAAGCTGGCTCAGACATCCCGGCTGATCGCAGGCAGCAGGCCCAAGCCATCCTGGAGGTTTACCAGGACAAGATGTTCACCGTGCTCAATCAGTCCAACTTTGACATTGCCATGGGTGAGTTCTTGCTCGACCTGGCTGTGGGCACTGCTTGCATGATGGTGCAGCCTGGCGACGATGTGCAGCCGCTCAACTTTATCCCCGTGCCGCTCTTCCTGGTCAGTTACGAAGAAGGAGCAAACGGCCAGGTGGACAATGTCTACCGTCGCATGCGCATGAAGGGCGAAAGCATCCAGCGCCAATGGCCAGATGCCGATATTCCAGACGAGTTGCAACGCCGCATTGACAACAAACCAACCGACGATGTGGAGCTCTTGGAGGCCACCATCTACGACCATAAGCGCGGCGACTACTGCTACCACGTTATCGACAAGGTATCCAAGCAGGAGCTGGTATACCGCCGTCGCAAGATGAGCCCATGGGTGATCAGTCGTTACATGAAGGTGGCCGGTGAGATCTATGGTCGTGGCCCATTGATGACCGCGCTGCCAGACATCAAGACGCTGAACAAGACCATCGAGCTGCTGCTCAAGAACGCATCGCTGGCCGTGGCCGGTGTCTACACCGCTGCAGACGATGGTGTGCTCAACCCCAACACGGTCAAGATCGTGCCTGGTGCCATCATCCCTGTGGCACGCAATGGTGGCTCACAAGGCCCCGCCCTGCTGCCCCTGCCCCGCTCCGGCGACTTCAACGTCAGCCAGCTGGTGATCAACGACCTACGCTCAAACGTCAAGCGCATCCTGTTGGACGAATCGTTGCCGCCAGACAACATGAGCGCCAGGTCTGCCACCGAGATCGTGGAGCGCATGAAGGAGCTGGCCCAGAACCTGGGTTCTGCCTTTGGCCGCTTGATCAACGAGACCATGATCCCTGTCACGGCCAAGATCTTGGAAGTGATGGACGAGCGCGGCTTGATTGACATGCCGCTACGGGTCAATGGCCTTGAAGTCAAGGTGACCCCTGTCGCACCCCTGGCCATGGCTCAAAACATGGAAGAGGTCAACGCGATCATGCAGTACCTACAGATCAGCCAGGGCCTGGGCACCGATGGCCAGTTGGCCATCAAGACCGACATGCTGGTGGACTACCTGGCCGACAAGCTGGGCGTGCCTGCCTCTGTGCGCAACACTGCAGCCGAGCGTGCTGTGCTCATGGAAGAGATGCGTAACCAACAGCAGCAGCAAGCCATCGCGCAGGCCATGGCCATGCAGGCCCAGGGCGGTGCCGGTATGCAAGCGCTGCCAGCACCACAAGGAGCCATGGCATGAGCTGGGACGAGATCAACGCCATTGGCCAAACCGAAGATATCCGGGATGTGGCCCAGCAGCGTGAAGATCTGGCGCGTCTGACTTTGCGCGTCTTTGGCTCTGAGGACGGCCAGAAACTCTTGCAGTGGCTCAAAGACATGTATGTGAATGTGCCCATCGCCGTGCCGGGCACAGACTCTTCACACGCCTATTTTGCTGAAGGGCAAAGGACGGTGGTGAGAGACATCGAGGTACGGATCAACACAGCAAGGAAACTATGACCGACACAGCAACCGTCGAGCCCGGTGGAACCGGCCTACTTGACAACGTGCAAGTGACTGACGACACCAAGCCGCAAAATCCACAAGCCGTCGAAATCGACCACAAGACCGCTCCCGCAGGTGCGCCAGCGCCTGATGATCCTCTTGAGCGGCCAGACTACTGGCCAGAAAACTTCTGGAAAAAGGACTCCAACGAGCCCGACCTGGAAGGCATTGCCAAGAGCTGGTCAGACTTGCGCAAGCAAATCAGCCAGGGCAAACACAAAGCGCCAGCAGATGGTAAGTACGACCTCAAAGCCTTTGGCGAGCAAGCAGACAGCAACCCAATGGCCAACGCTTTGTCCGGCTGGGCAAAGAACAACGGGCTGTCTCAGGCTGCGTTTGACGAGCTGGTCACCAATCTGCAGACCCAAGCCCAGGAGATCATGCAAGGTGACATGGTTGACCCTGCAGTCGAGATGAAGCAGCTGGGCCCCAATGCTGGCGCAATTGTCAACGGCATGGTGGATTGGGCTCGCGGCCTAGTCAACAAGGGTGTCTGGTCAAAGGACGACTTTGAGGAGTTCAAGATCATGGGTGGCACCGCTCGCGGCCTCACCGCGCTGATGAAGGTGCGCGAAGCCTACGAAGGCAGGGTGCCCATTGAGTCCATGCCTGCAGAAGGTACACCCAGCAAGGAAGAGCTTTATGCCATGGTGGCCGATCCCAAATACAAGACCGACCCGGCTTATCGGCAGAAGGTCGAAAGGATGTTTCAAGCGTCCATCAAATAACAACTCCAAGGTCTGCCCACAGGCAGTTGCCCTTTGACCCAGATTCGTCTGGGTCTTTTTTTGTCCATTTACCAACACCCCCTATTGACAACGTGAAATTTCTTCTACAATCGGGCCAAGGCTTATCGGGCAACCGACCCTGACCAGTGGCGAGACACCACCGAGTGGCTGGCGATACCAGCAAGCACAGGCCCGCATCAGCGGCTCACCGACGCGATAAACCCTGATCAACAACCGAATGAGGTATCCCAATGAGCATTTCTCTCTCAAATGCCTTTGTGACGCTATTCGATGCTGAGGTCAAACAAGCCTACCAGGGCAAAGCAGAACTGGTTGGTGCTGTGCGTCAGCGTCGTGGTGTCGAAGGCTCCACTGTTAAATTTCCCAAAGTGGGTCGTGGCGTTGCCACCGCCCGTGTTCCGCAGACTGATGTGACCCCACTCAATGTGGGTTTCAGCACTGTCACCTGCACCTTGTCTGATTGGAATGCCGCTGAGTACAGCGACATCTTCAGCCAGGCCAAAGTCAACTTTGATGAGCGCTCTGAGCTTGTGCAAGTTGTTGGCAATGCAATCGGTCGTCGTCAAGATCAATTGATCTTGGACGCACTGGCTGCTGCAACCAGCACTGGCACTGTGGCCAACAGCATTGGTGGCGCAAACACCAACATGAACATCAGCAAGTTGCGCGAAGCCGCCAAGATCCTCAACGCGAAGAACGTGCCCAGCGACGGTCGTCACATCATCATTCACGCCAACTCTTTGGCTGCAATGTTGGAACAGACCTCTGTCACCAGCTCTGACTTCAACACCGTTAAGGCTTTGGTACAAGGTGAAATCTCCACGTTCATGGGCTTCCAGTTCCATGTGCTGGGTGATCGCACCGAAGGTGGCTTGCCCATTGACGGTTCTAGCGACCGTACTTTGTACGCATTCCACACCAGCGCCATTGGCTACGCCGAAGGCATCGCTCCTCGCACCGAGATCAATTACATCCCTGAGAAAACCAGCTGGCTTGTCAATGCTGTGTTCTCGGCTGGTGCAATTAGCATCGATTCCGAGGGTATCGTCAAAATCACTGCCCGCGACACTGCGGCTGCAGCCTAATTAGGAGGGTCTGAAAATGGCTTTTGATTCAGCAGGCTTCAATGCCGCAGGTGCTCAGTCCAAAGCGGGCAATGCTCCGCAAATGTGGACTTACACCACCACCGACGCTGCCGCAACGGTTGACACCAGCGGCTACTTCAACAGCGTGTCTTCCTTGCTCAAGGTTGGCGACCTGATCTGGCGTGTGACAACTTCCAGTGGCGCTGTGTCCACTGCAGGCTGGCACGTTGTGATGAGTGTCTCCGCTGCTGGCGTGGTCGATACGTCTGACGCGACCGCCGCAACTGTGACCAACACCGACTAATCGGCGTTGACTCAAATGGAGCCAGCCTCTGGGGATTCTCGGAGGTTGGCTCTTCTTACATTAAGAGGTTTGTATGGCTGCTGGCGACACTGGTGTATCGATCTGCTCTGATGCCCTGCTCTTGATTGGAGCCAAGGCAATATCGTCTTTCAATGACGGCACCGACGAGTCCAGCGTTTGCGACCGACTCTACCCAGATATCCGCGACTCCACCCTGGTCATGTACCCGTGGAGTTTCAGCATGAAGAAGGTGCAGCTGGCGCAGCTCATCACAGCGCCAGCCACCGTTTGGACATACGCCTACCAGTTGCCTGGCGACAAACTGGCCAATCCCCGCGCTGTGTACAACAGCGCCAACCCTGGCAGCCCAGTGCAAAAGGATTGGGAGATCCAGGGCGACAGCCTGCTCACCAACTTGACCAACGTCTACATCGACTACCAGTACAGCGTGCCTGAGTACGCCATGCCGCAATACTTTGTGCAGCTGTTGAAATACATGGTGGCCTGGCACATTGCCGAGACCATCACCGAGCAACAGGACAAGGCTGCCAAGTGGCAGCGCGTGGCCACTGGCGACATCTCTGAGAATGGTCGTGGTGGCTACTTCCGCACCGCCGCACAGATTGATGGCCAAAACAACCCTGTGCGCATCATTGAAGACTACAGCCTGATCGCAGTGAGGAACTGATGCCGCGCTTTGTAGAGTTCACCACCAATTTTGCGACGGGCGAGCTCGACCCGCTGTTGCGTGCGCGGGTGGATCTGCAGGCCTACAACAATGCCCTGGCCAAGGCCACCAACGTGCTGATCCAGCCCCAGGGTGGACTGCGTCGCAGGCCTGGCACCAAACACATCCTGGAGCTGCCAAACAGCTCTACGCCCAGCGCAGGCAATGGCGTGCGCTTGGTGCCCTTCCAGTTCTCGGTTGATGACAGCTACATGCTGTGCTTCACCCACAACCGCATGTACGTCGTCAAGAACGGTGTAGTGCAGGCCAACATCAACGGCAGCGGCAACAATTACCTGACCACCACCATTGGCAGCAGCATTGTTGATGACATGTGCTGGACGCAGTCTGCTGACACCCTGATCGTGGTGCATCCTGACCTGCAGCCGGTGCGCATCACTCGCACCAGCGACACGGCCTGGACGGCCACCACCATCACGTTTGACTCGATCCCCAAGTACGCATTCACGCTGACCATTACAACGCCAACATCTGGTCATTTAACGCCAAGTGCTGTGTCGGGTAATGTCACGTTGACTTCTCAAAACTCTGCGTTCTCTGCCTCTAGCGTCAATCAGTACATCAATGCGTCACCGCAAGGTCGGGCTCGCATTGTGGAGTACGTCAGCGCAACCGTTGTCAAAGCTATCACTGAATACCCGTTTTTTGACACCAGCAACATTGCGCAAGGCAACTGGGAAATTGAAAGTGGCTACGAAGATGTGTGGAGCTCTGGCAAGGGCTGGCCGCGCACCGTCACGTTCCATGAAGGCCGCTTGTACTTTGGCGGCAGCAAGTCACGGCCATCTACCGTGTGGGGCTCCAAGATCGGTCTGTTCTACGATTTTGTGCCAAGCGAATCGTTGGACGACGATGCGGTCGAGGCGACGCTGGACACCAACGATTTGAACGTGATCACTGACATCATCAGCTCGCGTGACTTCCAGGTCTTCACTACAGGCGGCGAGTTCTATGTGCCGCAGCAGGGCACCGATCCGGTCACCCCGCTAACCTTCACATTCAAGAACGTGAGCCGCAATGGCATCAAGCCTGGCACACGGGTGCAATCGGTGGAGTCTGGCTCGATCTACATCCAGCGCCAAGGCAAGTCACTCAACGAGTTTGTGTTCTCCGACACTCAGCTCACATACATCACACAGCGCATTTCGCTGCTGTCCGGCCACTTGCTCAAGGGGCCGCAGCGCATTGCTTTGCGCCGGGCATCTAGCACTGAGGAAGCAGACCTGTTGCTGATGACCAACACCGATGACGGCAGCATGGCTGTGTTCAGCATCATGCGCAGCCAGCAGGTGACAAGCCCGTCCGAGTTCACAACCGATGGCCAGTTCATTGACGTTGGCATTGATGTCAACACTATCTACGTTGTGACCAAGCGCACCTTCAATAGCGTTGACAGATACTTCATTGAGCGCTTTGGCTACGAGTATTTCACCGACTGTGCGTTTGTTGGTGGAGCTGCAGCAAGCGCCAGCAGCCTGCCTCATGTTGGCAAGTCACTGAACGTGATTTGCGATGGCTCGCCCCAGGGCAATGAGACCGTGAGCGGTGGTGGCTCGGTGACGTTTGATCGCGCCAGCACGACCAGCTACGAGGTTGGCCTGCCTATCACCGTCTACGTCAAGACCATGCCTGCAGAGGTCAAGCTGCAGACCGGCAGCCGGGTGTCGTTCAAGAAGCGGATTGTCGAGATCAGCGCTGTGGTCAACGAGACCCAGAACCTGATCATCAACCAGCAGCCGGTCGCATTCCGGCTCTTTGACAATCCGCTGTTGGATGACCCAGTGCCAGAATTCACTGGCATCAAGCGCGTCAATGGCGTGCTTGGTTATAGCCGCGAGCAGTCCATCGAGGTGTCGCAAGACCTGCCGCTCAAGATGAACCTGCTTGGTTTGGATTACCGAGTGGCTGTTTTCTCAGGAACATGACATGGCCGTTGATACTTCAAATTCATATTCAGCCGGATTGATCCCTTACGCAACAAGCGGGTTTGCTGCGTCTATGAAACCCAGCTGGATACCAAACGTGAGCGCTGGGCAAGCCATGGGTGTTGCAGGCTTGATTGGTGCGTATGGCGCAGCAGAAGCGCAAAAGGCTGCTGCAATCAACCAACAGACCAGCTACTTGCTGCAGGCGCGTGACACCCTGGCTGTGGCCGAGGTGCGTGCTGACATGTCTGAACAGTACGCCACCATCCAGGCTGGCCGCACCATCAAGCGTGCCGAGATTGAGGCGCAGAACTACACCATTGCTGGCAATAGCCTGCTCAAAAACATGCGAGCCACCAATGCAGCTATGCGAGCCAGGGCTGCTGCAAGCGGTGTCGTGCTGGGTGAAGGATCTGTGCAGGCTGTGCAAACCGAGAACGTGGCGGCCACCATGCGTGATGTTGGAGTTGCAGACCTCAACGCGCTGACCGCCAGGGTCATGGGCTTTGAGGATGCCACCGCCATGCTGCAGTCTACCGACATGCAAAACATGCTCAACCTGTACAGCGCGAGAAGCCAGGCTGGCCAACTCAATTTTGCTGCCTCTGCTGCTCGCAGATCTGGTGGCATTCTTGCTGGGGCAACACTCAGCCAGGGTGCCGTTCAAGCATACAAAACCATTTCGGGCGCATAAGCCATGGCAACAAGAATCGAATCAGGACAAATTCAAGTGCGCGGTGTTGGCAATGTACCAATGGTGCAAGTGCAACAACAGCCGGTTGACTTCATTGGCCCGCGAGCTGCTGCACAAACCAACAATCAACTGGCTCAGATTCTTGATCGCATGAGCGCAAACCTTTTTCAAACTGCTGCAGAAATGCGTCAGCAAGAAGGTTTCCAGTTTGCTGCTCAAAACCCGCTGACACCACAGCAATTGCAATTGGCAAAAGATGGAGTCAACCCAGAAGGTTGGTTCATGGGGCCAGATGGCCAACAGGCTCAAATACCAACTGTCGCTTCAGCTGGATATTTTGCTAAGGCTGTGGCTAAGGCTCGCAGCCTAGAGCTCGCTGGCCATTTTGAGATCGAAGGCCGCAACGAGCTGACCAAGCTGTTGACTGATGTTGAAGCTGGAAACGCAACCTCTGCCCAGGTAAGCGACAAGATCAAAGTCATGTCCGAAGGCTATGCCAAGTCGCTGGCCAACATTGACCCAGAGGCCGCGATCAAGTTCAGAGCCACCATGGCCACGCACGGCAACACCGTGCTCAATGCTGCCTACAAGTCCGAGCTCGACCGCGCCAAAGCCCAGCGCATTGCCAAGTTTGATTCTGACTTTGACAACAGCACAAGGCTGCTTGAGGCGACTATTTCGCAGGGCAGCTGGACTGATGCCAATGGCCAGCAGCGATCTATTGATGATCTGGCCGATGTGTTCCGCAAGAACGTGCTCACACAATCCCTGCTGCTGGGTGACAAGGCGCTGCAGACCGAATACAGCACCAAGTTTGAGACAGCGCTGCGCAATGCCAAGATCAATGCGGTGACCAAGGCGCTGATCAAAGACGAGAACATGATGGATCCAGAGCGCACCTTGCAAAAAATCAGAAGCGGCGACCTGGGCAATATGAGCCCGGTGCTGCAGTCCATGATCGTCAATGACTTTGATGCTGTGGCCAAGGTGACTGCCAACTTCATGGTGGCCGTCAACAACCGCAAGTCAATCAAGGATGCCAAGGCTGAAGAAGCTAAGAAGCAAGGCGAAGCTCAGGCCATCAATTTGTTGGAGCAGATCTTCCCGCTGCCGGATGGCAGCCCCAAGAAGAAGCAGCTCATTGACCAGCTCACCGCTCTGCCAGAAGGCTCGGTGCCCATTGGCACACTCAAAGACTTGCTATCACCGCAAGGTGAGAGCAATCCAGTTGTGCAGTTCAATCTGCTGTCCGGCATCTACAACAACACCATCACCGACCCCAAGCAGATCTGGGGTTTGGTTGGTAAAGGCTTGACCGGCAAGGACGCGGTGGCTGCGCTCAAGATCTTGCAAAGCGAAGACCGGCGCGACAGCTCAGAGCTTGATCGCGGCATCTCCAGGCTGGCTGGCATCCCTGTGATTCCTGGAAGCGTGGTTGTCCTCGACCCCAAGGGTGAAGAATTCAAGCGCCGTTCTGAATTGCAAAAACAAGCATTTCAAATTCAAGCTCAAGCTGCTGGCGAAGGTAAGAGCCTGACACCGCGTCAGATCCTGACCCAGTTGGAAGACGGCCTGACCAAGCGTCGCAGCACTGAAGATGCCAAAGCTGCACAGCGCCAACTCGATGAGTTTGCCAAGCGACCAGACGGTAGCTACAAGCCTGGCCGCGATTGGATCACTGGCCCAGTGACACGCGAGACCCTGCCTGCGCTCAAGCAAAAGGCTGGCAACGATCCCAACAAACTGCGGCAAATCACTGAGATCGAGAAGCTGCTCACAAGAGCGGAAGGGTATTGAGCATGGCCTACAGTTCAATTGAAAACAAATACCTGTCGGCCCTGACCGCTGTCCAATTCCCTGACGCGCCGATTGAGCCTGCGATGCCAGAGCAAACCATGCCAGGCAGGCAGCCTGGTGATGTGATGCTGGCTATGGGTGGCAATGCTGCTGGCCGCAATTCCGACAGACCAATGACTGATGTCCCAATGGCTTTGTTGGATACAGGTGCCGGTGTTGTGCGTGGTGCAGTGGCTCAAACGCTTGGCCTGCCTGGTGATCTGCAAATGCTCTACAACGGGTTGAAGTCAATCTTCAACCGGCCAGAAGATCAAAGTCGATTGGATGCATTTGCCAAAGGATTGAACGAAGGCACTCTATTACCAACCACTGAGCGCATGGGAGAGATACTTCCACCCGTGGTACCACCTAGCGCGCCTGATGCAGCTATGCGCTCACGCAGCGCAGGGTATGGGCAAACCTTTGGTGAGCTCGCTCCGCTGCCTGGTGCAATTGATGTTGGCGTTGCTGGTATCAAAGCTGGAGCAAAAACTCTTGCCCCAACTGCTGGAAAGATGGTCAGTAAAAGCATGTCAAAGCTGGGCACGCCTTTGCAAATGAACATCGTGCCAGAAGGGCCGTCAATTGTTCCTACCCTTACGCGCACAGAACGCAGTGTTGTTACGAAAGCCGCTGGCAGAAAGCCAGCGCTAAGACAAACAGCCACAACAGCAGTAGAAGATTTGCACGCCAACTTCCCAGAGGCAGAAGGTTGGACACCGATTGAAGCCAACAAGATTACATTCAAAGAGTCTAAAGAAGGCGCGCCAATTGCAGAAGTTGAGGTTGGAAAAATTCCCTATGACTTCCACACCCCGCCTGATGGTGTGCCAAAAGACATTTGGCAATCTACGTTGTCAGCTCGCATGTTTGAAGAAGTTCAGTCTGTTGTTGATCGCGCCAAAGCTGGCGACCAAGCAGCCATTGACATACTGAATCAAGCAAGCTGGTACAGGTCAATGCGTGATCGTTTGCGCGCAGAGTTTGGCGGTATCGGTGATGTATTTGCTGATGTGCTTGGCACGACATCCGCACAAACCGGGGTTGAGCAAAACTTTGACAATGCCGTCGAAATATTGCGTCGGTTCTCACGCGGTGAATACGATACCGAGCTGTTTGCTTATGAGAGCAGACTCAAGTCTGGTGATCCAATGGACGCAAAGACCCTCACCGAGTTGTTTAAAAAAGGTGAATTCCCATTGATTACCAAAGCCGGTGGTCAACTGTTCAATGCCAACAGTCCCGCGTCTATGGGTGCTTTGCTTGATATGTTCCGCGCAGTCAAAGCAGGCGATTCACCAAAGACACCTAACTTCACCGGCAACTTGATTGGATTGACCAACGAAGCAACCATTGATGTGTGGGCTGCTCGCATGTTGCGTCGCCTGGCTGATTTGCCGCGCATCCCTCCACCAGCTGAAAAAGGTGTAGCTGGCAAACACTTGGTCGGGTCAACTTTGTATGACCCAAAGGTAGGCAGCGAGTTTGGTTTTGGCCAAGACGTATTCAGAGAAGCTGCAGCAGAGATCAACAACAGCGGCATCATCAAGAACGTGGCACCACAAATTGGTGACCTTGGGCCTGATGATCTGCAAGCCGTTGCCTGGTTCATTGAAAAAGAAAAATGGACAAATAACGGTTGGACAAGTAAGGCAGGTGAAGGTGGATCTCTTGACTACGAGATGTCGCTTGCTGGCGCTGCTGATCCACAAGCAGTTAAAGACTTGCGCCGAGACATTAACCAGGGATTCAAACTCCCTATACGCCGCAAGACTGAAACTGATGAGCAATATGCGCAGCGCGTACAAGATGCAAAAGTGGCGTATGACTCTAATAAAGCTCAGAGCCAAAGCATGTTGGCCAGCAAGCAAGCCGATGTTGAGCGCTACACATTGGGTGTGTCAGGTGAGAGACCAGATAAACCAATGAGCAATTATGCGCAAGCAGAGTTGGCTGCTGAATTTGATGATGTGGTTCGCAATGATCCAAGTGTTATGACCTACAACCTGGCCAATACCTACGGTTCGTTCATGGCTCAAACCGAGCGTGCGCTCAACGCTGAATTTGTTGCGCGTCAAAATTTCAATCCTGCTGGGCTTGAGCGTCGTTTGATTGAGCAAGGCAAACAATACGATCAGGATGCAGTCTTCATCTCCAAAGTTGTCAGGAATGGAGCCAGCCCAAATGCGCGACCAGGTGTGGAAATTTACTTCAAGCAGAAGATCACCCCAGACCAAATGGCAAAAGTGACCGAGAAGCTGCGCCAGTATGGGGTTGACGGGTTTACCTATGTCACAGACATGCGGTTCAGCGACCGGATCAATGTGCAAGCCAGACCTGGAGCGCCTGACACGGCAGGTTTAAATGGCCTGCGTTTTCAGTACATCCCGGAATTTGACGACGGCTACAACGCCGCCAACCGGGCAAAAATCATGGCTGATAAACAAAGGCTTTTCGATCAGGTCGTTACAGATATAATTGGCGAAGGTAATGTGTCAGATGCCAGGTTGGTCTGGTACGACACTAAGGTCTTCTTTAGGAGTGACTACGATGCTTACCTTGGAAGAAATGTTGAAGGAACGGGAACAGCGCTTGGGCAAGGATCACCCGGCGGTGCAAATGCTGCGCAATCAAATCCAAGCGGAGAAGTCGGACAAGACTTTTCAAGAGCTGTATCTGACCGGCTCCGTAAAAAAGCAAACAAATCCACAACAGTAAACCGGGGCCGCGCAGCTCCGCAATCTGGAGCTGAATGATGGCCATCCCCCCCTTAGAACAACGTCTAAGCAGCATCCTGCCAGCAGCGTCCAGCACGCCTGCTGAAGACATCCCTTTAGAGCCCATGCCTGGTGCAAGCCAGGACATGATGGCCGAGCCTCCACTGGCTGCCGAGCCCGGCACGCCAACCATGGACGAAGGCATCCAGGTCGCTGGGCCGATGTCGGCCATTCGCAACCTAGTTACCAAGCAGGCCCCCAAAGCAACACGCAATTTGGTACCAGATGCTGCTCGCGCTGCAGAGGGGGCGCTGCCGGATGCCACCAAGGCTGGCCGCTACAAGCTGATCCCAGAAGCAGACCAGGTACTGACAGACACGGTGACCGGCGCTGTCAAGGGTCGCAAAGCAGCTGCGCCCAACATTGGCAAACCAAGTCCAACCGCAGCCGAGGTCAAGGCCGGTGTGCCGGTTGAGCCATTCAACCTGTCGCGCTACCAGACCGAGGACGCTGCCGCCATTGTGGGCGGCGTGGCCGACGCGCTCAATATCCGCACCAAGGCCGTGACCTTTGACGAGATCAAAGCCAAGGCTGCCGAGTCTGGCATCAGCGAAGCATTCCTCTCTCGCCTGGTAAGCAATGACGGCAAGATGCTGCCCAGCGCCGTTGAGACTTACAAAGCGCTGGAGGTGCTGGAGTCCAGCGCCAACGAACTCGACCGACTCTTCAAGCTGGTTGACTCTGGCTTGGCCACCGATGTTGACAAGCTGGTGCTGCGCCAGCAGATCGCCTTCCATGGCCTGATCCAGCGCGGTGTCAAGGGTATCCAGACCGAGACCGCCAGAGCGCTGGCCGTGTTCCGCATTCCCCGTGACGGCAATGCAGCTGTAGTGCGCCAGGTCATTGACGAGTACGGTGGCGACGCTGCCCTGTCTGATATGGCCAAGTCCTATCTGACGCTGGAGTCGCGTGCAGCCAAGAATGCCCTTGTTGAAAAGTCCATGATGTCTGGCATTAAGGATGTCTGGTTCACCACCTACATCAACGGGTTGCTGTCCAGCCCAGTGAGCCATGCCAAGAACATTGTGTCCAACACCATGTTTGGGCTGTATCAAATCCCTGAGCGCCTGGTCGCATCTTTCTACAGCAATACCCTGCCCGATGGCGTGCGCTCCTGGAAGGCATTGGTGCCCGGCAGCGAGTCCGAGAAGATCGCCTACGACGAAGCGCTGACCATGATTCAGTCGCTGCGCAATGGCCTGGTTGAAGGCTTTGATCTGGCGAGCACCGCGTTCAAGAAGAACCAGCCCAACGATTTGATGAGCAAGATCGAGGCGCAGCGCGGCACCAGTGTGCCGTCCATCAGCTCGGCTGCCTTTGGCATTGAGCAGGACAAATGGCTGGCCAAGGCCATTGACTACTACGGCACAGCCATCACCCTGCCTGGTCGGGCGCTCATGTCCGAGGATGAATTCTTTAAGGGTGCGCTCTACCGCATGGAGCTCAATACCCAGATCACCAGGCGCGGCAAGCAGGTCTATCGTGATGCGCTGGACGCTGGCATGTCTGATGCCGATGCGCTGGCCAAGAGCGAAGCAGAGGTTGTGAGTCTGTTCCAGAACCCGCCCCGCGACCTGGACGAGGCAGCAGCTCAGTTTGCCCAGCGCGGCACGTTCACTGCCGACCTGCCGCCAGCCCTCAAGAACCTGCAGCAGACCTTCAACCACCCTGCGCTCAAGGTGGTGGTGCCGTTCTTCAAGACACCGGCCAACATTGGGCTGGAGGTTGTTGAGCGCACACCGTTTGCGCCGCTGTCCAGCCGCTGGCGCGAAGAGGTGGCTCAGGGTGGCGTGTACCGCGACATGGCGCTTGCCAAGGTGACACTGGGCTCTGCCATCCTGGCAACCTTTGCTGCCATGTCTGCCGAAGGATTGATGACCGGCAGGGGCCCAGAGCGCAAGGCTGACCGTGACGCGCTGATCCGCGACGGCTGGCAGCCCTACTCCATGAAGATCGGCGACAACTATTACAGCTACAGCGGCATGGAGCCTATCTCTGCGTTGATGGCCATTGCGTCCGACTACGCCGAATACGCCAAGCATGAGCAGGATGCCGGCAAGATCGAGGAGGTCTTCCTGGGTGCGACCTATGGCCTGTATGAATACCTCAAAGAACAGCCCTACCTGCAGGGCGTGGCTGATGTGGCCAAGCTGATCGGCACCAATCAGGCTGGCCAGGTGGACGGCAAGAAGATCGTTGACGGCCTGGTCAAACAGTTTGGTGGCTTTGTGATCGGTGGCTCACCAGCTGGCGCATACAGCTCCCTGGTGGCCGGTATCGAGCGTCTATCCGATCCGACCAACCGCGACACCCGCGCCAACCCAGATCTGCCCATGGGCGTGCGTGGCTTTGTCGAGGCCTTCAACAGATACAAGTCCAGGATCCCGTACTTCAATGCCGACCTGCCGGAAGCGCTCAACCTGTGGGGCGATCCGACCAAGTCTGGTACGGGCTCATGGTATGAGCTTGTGCTGCCTACCCGTGTGACACCCCAGCAATTCTCTGAGGTGGACGACGCGCTGGTGCGCCTGGGCTCACCGCTGGGTATGCCAGAGCGCAAGATCGACGGCGTGGAGATGGACGCATACCAGTACAACCGGCTGCTGACCATCTACGGCAAGGAGCTACCAAGCAAGCAATCGATCCTGGATGTCATGCAGACACCTGGCTTTGATCTGCTGTCGCTGGACGACCAGCAAAAGACCGTGCAGCGCGTGCATTCCAAATTCATGGATGCTGCCAAACAACAACTCAAGACAGAAGAGCCCAGCCTGCAAGCCAAGATCGATGAGCTAAAAGAGCTCAAGAAGGCCAATGGACTCTTCTACAAACCAGACTAAAACCGTACAATTTCCAAGAGGAAGGATTGCATCATGGCCATACCAATCAGCAACGTGACACGCAGACAGGTATACGCACCCAGCGGGTCTGGTGGCGCTGGCCCATACTCATTCACGTTTGAGATCCTGGCCAACACCGACATTGCCGTCTACAAGGACGACACGCTGCTGACCCTGACCACGCACTACACGGTCACCATCAATGCCAATGGCACTGGCTCTGTGACCATCACTGCAGCTGGCCTGGCGCTTGCACCGACCTCGCCCACCCAGTACGCCATTGTCGGCAACCGCACCATCTCCAGGTCAACTGACTTCACGACAGGCGGTGACTTCTTTGCCAACACGCTGAATGACGAGCTCGACCAGCAGACCATCTTTGCGCAGCAAAACGCTGAAGGCGTGGCCCGCTCATTGCAAGCACCGCAGACTGATCCGACCACCATCAACATGACCTTGCCAAAGGCATCGTCACGCGCCAACAAGACACTGGCCTTTGATGCCAACGGCAACCCAACCCTTGGCATCAGCGCTGCCGATGTGGCCAACGCTGTGACCTATGCCAGCAACGCGGCCACCAGCGCAACAGCAGCTGCTGCCTCTGCCTCTGCTGCAGCTGGGTCTGCTTCAAGCGCCAGTGGATCTGCAAGCACTGCGACAACCCAGGCCAGCAATGCCAGCACATCTGCCACCAATGCAGCCAGCTCGGCATCCTCTGCCAGCACCTCAGCCTCTGCTGCCAGCACCAGTGCAACCAATGCTGCAGCGAGCGCAAGCACAGCCACCACACAAGCAAGCAATGCGTCTACGTCTGCGACCAACGCTGCAAGCTCTGCAAGCAGCGCTGCGACAAGCGCAACAAATGCAGCAAACAGCGCAACGACCGCGACCACCCAGGCGACCAATGCAGCCAGTAGCGCGAGCTCTGCTTCCAGCTCTGCAACCGCTGCCGCTGCCTCTGCTGCTGCAGCTGCTTCCAGCTATGACAGCTTTGACGACCGCTACCTGGGCACCAAGGCCAGCGACCCAACCCTGGACAATGACGGCAATGCGTTGGTGACAGGTGCCCTGTACTACAACACCACCACCCAGACCATGAAGGTGTACGACGGTGCAAATTGGATTGCTGCCACAGCTGCTGGCACAACGTCCATGACCCGCTATCGTTATGTGGCGACCAGTGGCCAGACGACTTTCAGCGGCGCTGATGCAAACAGCGCCACGATGAGCTACACCAGCAACAACATTGTGGTGAACCGCAATGGCTCCACGCTTGACCCGTCTGAATACACAGCAACGAACGGCACCAGTGTGGTGTTGAGTGTGGCTGCTGGCACTGGCGACATCATTGACATCATTGCGTTCAAGAGTTTCACCGTCGCTGATACGGTGCCAGCTTCAACTGGCGGCACATTCAATGGCGATGTGAAAGTCATTGGTAATGTGGGGATTGGTACTGCTTCGCCCACCAACAAACTTCATGTTGCAAGTGCCGCCAGTGCTGGTAATGTGTACGCATTGATTGATAGCAGTGGAACAGCAAATGGGTATAACGCCGCTAATTTGTACAAAAACTCAGAACGTCAATTTCGTGTTGGTGTTCTTGGAACTGTTGGCGGCTTCACAAATGGTGCATTAGTTTTTTATGATGAAACTGCCGCCGCATGGCGCATGGTCATCGACTCCAGCGGTAATGTGGGGGTTAATACAACTACTACAACTAGAGCCAGACTTAATATTGATACAGATGGCACAAACACATCCGCTGGTTATGGTCTTGCATTAACGAATACTGCTGGTGGTGGCGCAACATGGACACTTCAATGTGGCGACCAAGGAGTAAACAATGGCGCATTCACTATTCGTCAAACAGGCATTAGTGGAACGACTTGGTTCAAGATTGAAGCAACAACGGGCTACATAACTGTCCAAGGTGTTTACAATTTAACAACCGCTTCAGCAGCAAACGTATTTGTTGGAACAGGCGGTGATTTAAGACGTTCTACTTCGTCTTTAAAATATAAAACCGACGTACAAGACGCAACCTACGGTCTTGCTGAAGTCATGGTATTGCGCCCCGTTACTTATAAGGGCAAAAACGACGGTGACACTATTTTTGGCGGTTTAATCGCTGAAGAAGTTGATGCCGCTGGTTTGACTGAGTTTGTGCAATACGCAGATGATGGAACTCCAGATGCTTTGGCGTACGGCAACATGGTATCGCTGTGCATCAAAGCCATTCAAGAGCAACAAGCCCTCATCACAGCCCTGACAGCACGAATTGAATCACTGGAGAACACATAATGGGAAAGACAGCATCACTGGCAAACATCGGCAGCATTGCTGACAGCTCGCTCGGGTTTCGTAACCGCATCATCAATGGTGCTTTTGGTATTTGGCAAAGAGGCACTTCTTTTACAAGCGGCGGGTCTTCAACATACACCGCTGACAGATTTTTTGGTAATGCCTCTTCAGGAACAATATCTCGGTCTACTGATGTTCCGTCGGGGTTTACATATTCTTTTAGTAATGCGGCATCATCTACCGCTTACCCCGGAGTTTCCCAACGTATTGAATCTGTCAATATTGCAGACTGCGCTAGTCAGGCTATAACGGTTTCATTTTATGTAAAACAAACTTCTGGGACTGCCAGCGCACTAAATATTAATTTGGGTTATCCAAACGCAGTAGACAACTATTCATCTAGCACAACTATTGTCGAAACAAATGTTGTTGCCGCTATGTCTGCAACATGGACACGATATTCGTACACATACACATTGCCTGCCAATGTAACAAATGGATTAAGCGTTACTCTATTCATACCGTCTGGTTCTATAACAGCAACATTTCTCATAACAGGAATACAAGTAGAAAAAGGCTCAACAGCAACGAGCTTTGATTACAGACCATATGGGACTGAGTTGGCGCTTTGTCAGAGGTACTGCTTTACTTTAATTTCAAATGGACAAAATGCTTCTTCTTTTATGGGTGTTTGGAGACCTGCCGTATCAGCAGTAGAAATAACTATCATGTTTCCAGTGACCATGCGAAGCAGTCCAGCTGGTTCCGTGCCAGCAGGAAATAATTCATGGGGATTGTCGGATGGATTAAATCCATATACGGGAACTCCAACCTTGGGGGGCGCATCCCCATATTCAATTTATTTAAGAATACCGGCATCTACACCAACTTTTGCCTCTGGATATGCTCCTATTGGACTTATGTATGCGGCAACTGGGTCGGTTTGTCTTTTAGCATCAGCGGAGTTATAAATGTACAAACTATCACTTTCATACATGGGTAAACAAAATAGCGTCATTCGTCTTAACGATAACGCAACTATTCCATTCGACCCAGACAACGCTGACTACCAAGCCTACCTTGCATGGCTTGCAGAGGGCAACGAACCACTTCCTGCTGATAAGGAGCAGACATGACACCAGTCGAAGCCAGACTCGACACGCACGAAGCTGTGTGTGAGTTGCGTTACGACAGCATCAATGCCAGACTCAAGCGCATTGAGCAGATCTTGATTGGGTCATGTGCCGCCATCATTGGCATGTTGATGACGTTGGTGTTGAAGCTGTGATGTGGATCCAATCAGCATCTGCCTTCTTGCGGCAGGCTTGGTCAAGCAGATCCAAGCTGGGTGCGAGCTTTACAAGCAGGCTAAAGAATCATTTGTCGAGATCAAAGCAACTGCTGATGAAGTCATTGCCATTGGCAAAGAGGTGCATGGATTCTGGAGTCAGATCCTTTCGTTCTTTGGCAGCAAACCTAAACCCAAGTCACAAGCTGCAAAGCCTGTGGCAAAGAACAAGAAGTCTGCTTATGTCGCTGTTGACGAGACTCAGGTCAAAGTTGACATCGTCAAGAACCTGACAGAGTTTTTCAAATTGCAAGAGCAGCTCGCTGCTCACATCAGAGAAGAAGAAGAAAAGAGTCAGACGGTTTATGACCCTGACCAAAACCTGATGGAGGCTGCGCTCAAGCGGGTCATGGCAGCGCAGCAGATGGCAGAGCTTGAAGTGCAGATCAGAGAAACCATGGTGTACCAATCGCCACCTGAGATGGGGGCGCTGTACTCAGAGGTGTTCAAGATGAGAGAGGTCATTCAAGAGGAGCAAGAACAAGCAAGGCTGAAACAAGAGGCAACAAAGAGGCAAGAGGCATGGCGACTACACCAGCGAAAAGGAAAGCTGCAAGTGCGAATCGCGGTGCTGCTGGCGGCTCTGTTCCTAGTTGGATACCTCCACCTATGGCTACAAATTCTGCGGATCAAGAACACGACGACACCGCCTTTTTGATTGTGATCATCTTGTTGGTGGTACTGTTGTTGGGGCTGGCCCCGGTGGTGGTTGACATGTATTTGGAGACAAAAGCAGCGCTTGCAGAACTGAAGGACGAAAAGAAGAGTTTGCAAAAGCTCAGACGGCAGATGGAACAGCAACAAAGAAAGGGGAACCAGGATGACTAAGCAGCTTGAAAAGGGGTCGATCTACGACCAATTCGATACCAACCATGATGGCGTAGTGACAGACGACGAGCTCGCCAAGAGCGAGCGCATGATGCAAATCGAGAACATGGACAAGCTCGCTGACCAGCAGCGGGTCATGGCTTGGGTGGCCATGGGCTTGCCATTCTTGATCATCATGTTCTTGTGCCTGCCTTACATTGCTGACTCGCGGGTGCAGCTGGTAATGGGCTTGGCCACAACCTTTGCTGCAGCCATGGGCACCATTGTGGTGGCCTTCATGGCAGCCACTGCCTACATCAGAGGCAAGATGAACGATGCTTAAGCTGGCCATTGCTGCTGCCATGCTGGCTGCTGCCTTCGCGTCTGGCTTTGCTGTGCAGGGCTGGCGCAAGGATGCAGAGATCGCTGCGATTGAGGCGGCCAACGCAGCTGCTGTGGCTGCGGCCACGACGCAGGCCATGGAACAAACCACTGAGATGCAAAGGAAGAAGGATGACGCACTACGACTCGCGGCCAAACGCGCACAAGAAAACTCTGCTGCTGCTGCTGCTGCTCGCGCTGAGCGCGACGGGTTGCGCAACCAGATCAACGCCGCCACCAGCGCTTTGCCCACAGCTACCTGCTCCTCCGCAAGAGACTACGCCGCCACCGCCACAGCCGTATTCGAGCAATGTGCTGCAGCTCTTGAAGAGCTGGCGACAAAAGCTGATGGACACGCCACTGACGCAAGAACCCTGACCAATTCTTGGCCAACAACTGAAAGGAAACCATGAACCTGACTGCCAATTTTTCCCTGCATGAGCTGACCAAGTCAGAGACAGCTCTGCGCATGGGCTATGACAACACACCCGGTGAAGCTGAGATTGAGGCGCTGCGCTTGCTGTGCGAGAAGGTGCTGCAGCCGGTGCGCGACCACTACGGCAAGGGTGTCAAGGTAAATTCTGGGTACCGTAGCCCAGAATCCAATGCTGCAGTGGGTGGCAGCAAAACATCAGACCATTGCAAGGGTCAAGCTGCCGACATTGAGATACCCGGCGTGGCCAATGCCGATCTGGCTCAGTGGATCATGGACAATTTGGAATACACACAGCTTATTCTGGAGTTCTACACACCCGGAATTCCAGACAGTGGCTGGGTGCATGTCTCATATAACCCGGATGATCTTCGCAAGCAAGAGCTTACCGCCACCAAGGTGGCAGGCAAGACTCAGTACCTGCCGGGCTTGGTAGCTTAACCCTGCTGCGATGCACCCAGCGCTTTGATGCGCTGGGTGTAGCTAGCTGTGTGCCTGATACGCTTGACCATGTCAATGCGTCCGATGGTGTCTTGGTTGACCAATCGCAGCTCCTTCAATGCGGTCATTCGCTCACGGGCTGGACGCTTTCCAGCTCTAGCAGTCTTGTCAGCCAGATCTTCGTATGCATCTGCCCACTCATCCAAGCTCTGATGCACTGAGAAAGCCTCTTCCTTGCCGGGCACCATCAAGGCATACCCGATGGGCTGCTCTGCTACACCTACCCCATCTGTAGCAACTGTAGCAACTGTAGCTGTAGCAAAGTCTTCCAACTGCGGCTCAACCGTATCGGCCAGCGCGGCCTCAATGATGACGGGGTCGCTGGTCTGCACGGGTATGGCCACCGGATCGGCCTTGGCCACCATGTCCAACGGGTTGGCTGGCTTGGCCACTGGCCGGGGCTTGGCTTCGTCAGGATAGTCTGCTGCCTCCTCGGCACTGATCAAGCCCTTGAGCACATCAGGAAAGGCATCGCGCAGCGCAAAGCCGCGAGCACGCATTTGCATCATGCGCTTGGGATACGCCGACCATGGGCCCTGCTTGCCCCACAGGCCAGCTCGCTTGGCATCCTCGACGCTGAACTTGGCAACCACTGGCTTGCGATTTTTTCGCTTGGCAATGCAGACGGCCACCGGGTTAGGTGTGCCTTCGTTCTCGAAATATTCTTCAACGTCTTCGCAGACTGGGCTGGCCTGTACCAGCGCCATCATTGCATCGCCGTACACGCTAGGCTTGCCGTTGATCACCGCGATATTCTGCAGCGCCTGCATGGGTGCCAGTCCCATTTCGTAGCCCCACTGCACGCACACCAGAATGTCTTGGGGCTTGCCTTGGTAGGCCTTGGGCACCATGCTGGAGCTGGACAGCATGTCACTGAATTGGATGGCCTCGGTGAGGGTTGCTGGCGCAAAGCCTCGGTTAGTGGTGGTTAATTCCATTTGGATCTCTCTCGGTTAAGTAGGTTTGCATGGTGGTGAAAATCAAATTGGCCATGGCCTCGACAAAGGTTTCGGCCTGTGGTTCGGTGCAGCCGGTGGCGTTGAGCATGGCCACCACAGCTGCGTCGTAGGCACGCTCAATATCTGGCCTGCCCTGTAGGTTCAAGGCTGCTCCTTGATGGTCAATGTGGACTGGCGAATGCTGTAGGCTTCCTTGGCTGGCACCAAACGCTCTGGCGCTGCCTTGTAGTTGCGCATGGGCCAGTTGATCACATAGCGGCCAGCTCGGCCACGCTCAGCCTGACCCATCAGTTCTTTGATTTGTTTTTCGCAGTTGTCAATGGTGGCCTCGGCTTCGCGGATGACAGACTTGGCAGCCAGCAGCTGCTCGGCCAAGCGCTCGGCCTGCATGTCGAGGCTGATCTCTTCCTTGGCCACGGCCTGCGGGTAGATGCGATCCATCTCCTTGCTTGACTCTGGCGGGTACCAGTCGATTACGCCAAACTTGCGGTAGGCCTGCAACTTGTGCTCAAAGGCTAGCACGGCTTTGATGATGGCCTTTTGGGTTTCATCATGCGGCGCAAACAGGAAGACCCGCAGCTCAATGCCTTGGTACAGCACGCAGACTGCGCCCCACTTGTGGCCGGTGATCAGCATCTGGCCTTGCAGTTGGATGGGGCCGCGTGCGAGGTGGGGCACATCTTCGGGCATGGTCTTGGTGAGCTTGGCTTCCAGCACGCCGGGCCCGTTGAGCACAATGGTGTCTTGGCCAACCACATACAAGCCCTTGTCCGGGTCGGTGCTGATCTCTTGGCCAAGACCAAAGCCGATGCCATCCAAGCTGCACGACAGGGGAAAGGCGTTGTGTGTGTAGGCTCTGTCGATCTGGGTGTCAAACTCGGTGAGCCCCAAGCGCTTGGCTGCTTCTGTCAGGATCACGGGCTCCAGCGTATTGCCCCAGCCCATGGCTTCATTGCCAATGTCAGGCCGCTCTTTGCCATCAATGGCGTTGATGCTGAACTGCAGCTCATCATTGGGTGTGCTGTATTTGCTGAAGCCCATGAGGCCGGGCAAGCGCGAGGCGCTCATTGATTTGTCGTCGGTCAGTTTGCCTGCCATTTTTTTACTCCTGTAATTGATAAACACGCACCACTCTGGCATGCGCTTGGGGATGATTGGCCTCAACAAGGCCAACCTTGACGAACTGCTTGGTGCGAAATACCGCGCCCAGAACAGATGGGTGGAGGTGCGCAGGGAGCTGAACCCGCTCGCGCACATCATTGATGCTGACGCTGCCATGCTGGCGGCAGACCTCGGCTGCAACCGCCCGGCACCGTGCCAAGAAGTCGGCATCGCGCTGCTCAAACAGGTCGAGCTGCGCGTCCCGGATGATCTGGCCAACCTTCATGCGAAGATGATGACAACCAGCGCGATTGCAGACACCACATACAAGGCCATGTCGGCTGCTGCGGCTGCTCTGACTTCAAGTTGGTGTGGTGGTGGCAACAAGGCACGCTGCAGGCGCAGCATGTCGGGGTCTGATTCTGGGATGAGGGGTGGCTCATAGCATGAGCCTATGATCACTTTGCCGGTGTTAAATTTCTCGACCATGGGTTTGCTCCTTAAATGCGTTTGAGAAGGTTGGACACCTGAGAGGCGTTCCAGTTGGTGTTGCCGCGTGGTGTGGTTACGCCGCGTGCTTGCAGGGCTGCTGCGATGTCGCGCATGGTGTCTGCGCCAGACTTGGTGATGATGTCGCGCACGATAGGGCCAACGCGCTCAGCGTACTTGTCGGCCTTGGCTTGGATCTTGGCCACGCCAATGGCTGAGCCGATCTCTGGTGTTGGGCAGCCAAGGGTGCGGCCCTGTGCTTTGACCTGCGCCAGCGCTGACTTGGTGCGCTCGCTGATCTTGCGTGCTTCCCACTCAGCAAACACGGCCATCATTTGCAAGAAGGTGCGGTCGGCTTCGGGCATGTCGGCGCAGACGAAGGGCACACCGGACTCCAGCAAGCCAGATATGAAGTGGACGTTACGGGCAAGGCGGTCGAGCTTGGCGATCACCAAAGTGGCCTTGGCCTTCTTGGCGGTGGCCAGCGCAGCGGCCAACTGCTCGCGGTCGTTCTTGCGGCCAGACTCGACCTCGGTGAACTCGGCCAACAGCTCGGCTGCCGCGATGTGCTTGGCCACAGCTGCACGCTGGGCATCAAGGCCGAGGCCTGACTGGCCTTGGCGGTCGGTGGAAACGCGGTAGTAGGCGACGTATTTGGACATGATCAGGCCTCCACGCTGTCAAGCAATGCGTCCAGCTTCTTGTTGAGCGAGTCAACTTTGCGCTGTGCAGCAGGCTTCAGAAAGGTTTGATTGCCAGAGTAGTAGGCCTTGGCACCACCGATGTAGCTGTCGGCATTGTGCTCAATGAGAGCAATCTGGCGCTCAATGTCTGCGATTTGCTTTGCTGTTGGGGTCATGTCTGCAACTCCTTGCACGTCATCTGTGCGTTGAACATGAGCGAATCATAGCATAGTTTGTATATCGCTTTGGAAGTGGGTAAACCAAGTATTTTCTAGGGAGTTACCCTAATACAACACATTTGGCTGGGCATGCGGTATCAGGTAGATATACACTCAGCGCCCATGAAACCTAAACTCAAACCTTTTCTCATGCGCTTGCACCCTTCAACCAGAGAGCTGCTCGACAAGGCAGCTGTTGACCAAGGTCGCAGCGTGTCATCTCTAATCGACCAGTGTGTGCGTGAGCAGCTGCAGCCACGCTACGGTGAGCTCCAGCCCCGGCTGCAGCGGTTCCTGTCTGGAGTACGCCAGCCATGACACCACAAGAAGCACACAAGCTGTTGGACAGGGTTAGGGATGGCCAGCTGGTGCCGCCATACCTGATTGAGCTGGCGCTGGTGGCCACGGGCGACAAGCCTGCGGAGCCCGGCCATGAATGAGAACATCTTGGCGTTGGACTTGGGCACGACCACGGGCTGGGCATGCAGGCCCATGGACGGCACCATTGTGCATGGCTGGGCCAGCTTTAAGCCCAGCAGGTACGAGGGTGGCGGCATGCGGTACTTGCGGTTCAAAACGTGGCTCAACGAGCTCAAAGGCACGCTGGGTGGCGAGCTGCAGGCCGTCTACTTTGAAGAGGTGCGCAGGCATGCCAGCACAGACTCGGCGCATGTGTACGGTGGGCTGATGGCCATCTTAACGGCGTGGTGTGAGCTGCACAACGTGCCATATGCTGGCGTGCCGGTGGGCACCATCAAGAAGCATGCGACGGGCAAGGGCAACGCCGGCAAGCAAGACATGGTTGCTGCCATGCAGTTGCGTGGCCACCCGGTGACAGATGACAATGAGGCAGATGCGCTGGCGCTTTTACATTGGGTATTGGAGGTGCAATCATGTTGATGACTGTTTTTTGGGTAGTCGCACTTATGTTGCTGGGCTCATTGCTCACGCTTGTGGTGTTGTGGCTCATGCTGAAGTATTTGGAGCACGAATGATGCACATAAGCTACGTCAAGCTGTTTAGGGATGACGAAGGCACGGTGCGGGACTCACAGGAAGCCAACGGCGAGTTCCGCAACCTGCAGCACCAGATTGAGTTGCTCAAGCAGGCGCTTGAGCGTGAAATGAACATGGTGGCTGATTTGCGGGAGCTGCTGGACTCGGTCAGGCGCATCGCGTATGAGCTCAACGAAGAGATTTTGAAGGACAACAATGCCAAGGGGTAAAAGTGATATCACGGGCGTAAACATACAGATTTACGCAAGGGTGACTGCAGCTCAGCGGGAGATGTTTCATCAGCTGGGCGGTGCCAAGTGGCTGCGTAGGCAGCTGACAACTGAGCTGGAGAGGCGTTGGCAGGCAGAGCAGCCAAGCCTTGGCAAGAAGATCATAAGCCGTGTCTTCGGGAGATGAGCTCGCATGCCGGGCATGCGGCAGGGTACACCCAGATGCCAAGCTCATCACGCTGCCAGATGGCACCGTGGTGGGCAGCTACAGCAGTGCCTACAGGGCATACACCGAAGCCAAGTGGGTATTGGACAAGCTGCCTGTTACGGTCAACCGCAGGCGCAAGTCAACCCCGCAGATCAGTCGCAGGGATTACATCATGTCGGTTATTGACAAGCGTGGCCAAGAGTCAGCCAATGAGTTGGCAGCCATGGTCACCAAGCTGTGGAAGGCATCCAAGTGAACGCAATGGCTGAGCCTGTCAACTTCACCCTGCCCAAGAAGCCGCGCATCTACAAGAAGGACGCGCCGCCAGACCAACGCAAGATCGCTGTGATGCCGCTCAAGGCGCTGACAGACCAGACGCTGACAGATGGGTCAATCAGGATCTTGGGTGTGCTGTGCAGCTATTGCAACCGGGCTGGCATCACATGGGTGAGCCAAGCAAGGCTAGCCAAAGACCTCAACATTAGCCGCCAAGCGGTCACCAACCAGCTCATGCAACTCAGGGCTGCAGGCTATGTCGAGATCATCAAAAAGGGATTCAGAGGCGAGCGCTGTAACACGCTGCGGGTCATCTTTGATCAATCAGTAGACGCGGCCACAGCCATGGCAGTCACCAGCAGCATCGAAGACACCAGGCCACCAGCAATCAAGGAGGAGCAAGCAATGCAAGCAGAGCAACCAGACCCAGAGGGCCAACGCAGAGTCGCCCAAGCAATCAGCAAAGTACTCAAGCAGCCAATCAAGAGGTACAAAACCATGCCCAAACAAGGCGAAACAATCACAGTCAAGAGCATGAAAGAAGCAATCAAAAAGGCTCAATCCAAGGGCACCAAGCCTGTGGATAACCATGCCCACATAGGACACGCAGCAGTGTCCAATGAAGACATGTTACATAGGCAACCAATAGGACACTCAGGAGTGTCGCAAAACACAGAAGAACACATGTTAAGACAACATGTAATAAGTAAACATGAAACAAGTAAACATTTAAAAGAAGAAGACAACATGTTAGTTCTGCGCAATCAAGAAGTTGAACAGCTGGTCAGTGACGGCATAACGACCGAGCAGATCGCAAGCTGCCTCGACACCCTGCTGCCGCTGTACAAGGCCGAGGGCATCACACCCAGCTCAGCCACCCTGATGGCAGGTATCAGGCAGTTGCAGGCAGATGCCAGATGATTGGATACCCCGCCAAGCCACGGAAACCAACCTTCCAGCCACGATCGCAGGCTGGTCTAGGCAAGGGTAGCCACTCAACCTGTCAGTGCGTTGTAGGGCCTGTAATTCGATGTGTCCAACCAGCATACGAACGTATGGATTTTGTACAGGGCTGGCCGATCAAGGGGTGTCTGGCTACTGGCGGGGCAGGCTTCCTATATGCGCCAGCGTGCGCGCAGGCGATCCGCGCCCGACGACGCGCCCGGAACGCGACCCCTTGCCCCCCACCCCTCACGGTAGCGGTCGGGGGAACCCCAAAAATTTTCCCTCCTTTTTCCTTGGAGGCTTTTTTCCCTTTTTCAACGACAATCATGCAAAGGACATATTTATGACAAACGACAATGAGATCAAGCCGAGCGAGGGCAGGGCTTGGAAGAATGCTGAGAAGACCGAGTTGTGGCATGGTGACTACAAGGGCACGTTTGTGATGCCTGATGGCACCAAGCATTTCTTGGACATCTACGTCAACAAGAAGCCTGATGGCGGGGTTTGGTTCAAGATCAAGGTTGGCAAGGCCAAGACGGGTGGTGGTGGGCCTGTGGCTGCTGCTGCGCCTGTGTTTGCTGCTCCCCAGCCTAGCCCCAAGGCTGTGGTGCCAGACAATGATGACGATATACCGTTCTGATGGTGGCCGACATGAACAACCCACCAGCATTTCCAACAGCTACGTTGGCACAAAAAACTGAGGGTGGCATGACACTGCGGGACTACTTTGCGGCTAAGGCTATGCAAATAATCATGCCTTCTGTTGTTGCTGAATTGCAAAAAAGGTCATATTCAGATGAAAAAACAACTCAGTTAAAAAATGCGGCGGCTGAAGCCTGTTATGGGATGGCAGACGCAATGCTGAAAGCTCGCGATGGCACGGGTTAAGTCAACCGTGATCCCTCCCTTGACCAACTGGGGTGGGGTCAGGTCTGTGCAGCGCAGGCTGGAGCGCTCAAGAACCATCATGGACAACAAGGAAGCTGTGGCCTATGCCTTGCTGAGCATGGCCAACACCAAGCTGACTGACATCATGTCTTGGGATGAGCAGGGCAATGTGACGGTCAAGAGGTCTAGCGATATACCAGAGCATGCGCTGCATGCGATCAAGAGCATCAAGGTCAACAGCAAGAAGGACTCGGAGGGCAATGTGTACTCGACGCTTGACATTGAGCTCTATGACAAGGTTGGAGTGCTGCGTTTGCTGGCCAAGGCCAGTGGGCTGCTGGACAACCTGGACGACGGCAATGAGAAACCGAGTGTGATTGACATCAATGTGGTGGCACCACGGGGGAAACATGACACAAGATGAAGCATTGAAGTTGGCGCTTGAGGCGTTGGAATATCCCGGCCCATCATGGCTGGAAGCAAGACAACCAGCCATCACCGCCATCAAAGAAGCCTTGGCACGGCCGGAGCAAGAGCCTGTACGCATCATGCGTGAAATGTTGGAAGTACAAGGGCAACACGGCAATTGGAATTACGACTCATATATGCACGGGTTGTACAACGGCATGGAATACATGGTTGCATTGACTGAGAAGAGAGAACCTAAATTTCGTGATGCGCCTGATGATTGGTTGGCAAAGTTTGAGGTTAAGCGTGACAACTTCAACAGTACAGAACCATTAACAGAAGCCACCCCACCACAGCGCACCGCGGGGTGAGTGATGTGGCGCAAGAGACAAATAGCTGAACAACTGGAGCAACAAGATGGCCCGTACCAAAGAAATGTCAGACAAGAGCGTGCCGATAGCTGGTCTGAACCTAGACTTCAGCGAGTCGCCGGTGATCTACGACTTCATCCAGAGCAAGAACTTCGTGCAGGGGATCATGGGGCCAGTGGGATCGGGCAAGAGCTACGGCTGCGCGGCCAAGATCTTCATTCGCGCAGTGCAGCAAAAGGCAAGTCCGATTGACAATGTCAGGTATTCGCGCTGGGCCATTGTCCGAAACAGCTACCCTATGCTGAAAACGACAACGATCAAGACATGGCTGGATCTCTTCCCTGAGTCAACCTTTGGCCCCATGCTGTGGACACCGCCCATCACCCACCACATCAGGCTGCCTGCCCGTGGTGACGCGGCTGGGATTGACTGCGAGGTCATCTTCTTGGCCCTTGATCAGCCCAAGGATGTCAGGAAACTGCTCTCGCTGGAGCTGACAGGCGCTTGGGTCAACGAGGCCCGTGAGCTGCCCAAGGCCGTGATCGATGGTTTGACCCACCGGGTTGGCCGATACCCCACCAAGCGCGACGGTGGTGCCACATGGCATGGTATTTGGATGGACACCAACCCCATGGACGACGATCATTGGTGGCACCGCATGGCCGAAAAGGAAAAAATGACTGGCCAGTACGCTTGGAAGTTCTTCAAGCAGCCCGGCGGCGTGGTGCCCGTGGATCCTGACGACCTGCCAGACAACCCAGAGGCCAACGACCACATCTTTGCGTCTGGCAAGTGGTGGAAGATCAACCCAAGGGCCGAAAACGTCCACAACCTGCCGTCCGGCTACTACCAACAGATGCTGCTTGGCAAGAATTTGGATTGGATCCGCTGCTATGCCGGGGGCGAATACACCTATGTGCAAGAAGGTCGCCCTGTTTGGCCGGAATATGAGGACTCGACCATGTCTGGTGACACCGAAGTTGACCCAACGGTGCCCATACAGGTGGGGCTCGACTTTGGTTTGACCCCTGCAGCCACCATTGGCCAGCGTTTATCCAACGGTCGCTGGCTGATTCACAAGGAAATCGTCACTTTTGACATGGGCCTGGAGCGCTTTGGCCACCAGCTGCTGGCCGAATTGAACCAGCTCTACCCAAACCACCAGGTTTTGATATGGGGTGACCCGGCAGGCATGGCCAGGGACGCAATCTATGAGGTCACAGCCTTTGATTACTTGAAAACCCTGGGCCTGCGTGCGCAGCCGACCGCCAGCAACGACTT